TAAGAACGGTTCTACGCTGGAGTTGATGTCCTACGAGGCTGACCTGAGAGCATTCGGGGGAACCTCGAGGCACTATACAACGTTCGACGAACACGGCTCCAAAGAAATTTATGACGAATGCAAGATGCGGCTCCTTGATACAAATGGTCGTTTTTGGGGGACACTGACACCAAAAGAAGGAATGACTTGGGAATTCCGAATTGCAGAGAGAGAATTTGAACGCAAGGACTTGGCAATATTTCGTGGTGCTACAGTGGATAACCCGCTGATTACTCGGGAAGTTCTCGATGACATAACCTACGGACTCTCTCCCGAAGAAAAAAGAGCCTGTCTTTACGGAGAAGCCATTGCACTTGTCGATATGGTTTACAAGAATTGGGACAGACAGATTCATCTGATTAAACCAGAAATCGAGGTTATCAAGGGTGCGACAATTTATATGGCGATTGACTCCCATCCTCGGAACCCGACAGGGATTTTATGGCTGGCTGTTACAAAGCGGGGGGACTGGATTGTCTATCGAGCCAATAAATATGGCGAGAAAACAATCAAGGAACTTTGTGCAATAATTAAAGACAAGGAAGGCAAAGAAAAACCCATAATACGCTTGCTCGATACGCCCACAGATGAGGATGTGCGGTTTGAGGGGGCAGACATCCAGTTAGAATTTTCGCATTATGGGATTCATACAATAAAGGCAGAGAGAAGTGCTTTTGGGTTTAGGGTTGTGCGGGACAGATTAGAACCTGTCGAAGATAAATTGACAAAAAGGGAACTCCCCGGGTTGTTTGTTTTTTCTGACTGCACGGAATTTATATATGAAATTGAACACTATGTTTACGCCAATTATGCAAGAAAGAAAGATGAACATAACCCGAAAGAAAAGCCCAAAAAGGTTGATGATCATTTGATGGACTGTTTGAGATATATCGCGAATGCTAATCCCGCCTTTATAAAAAAGCGGGATATGAAAGAACAAGAATACATACCACGAAATATTTACACGGGTTATTGAGGAAAAAATGAAACCAGAACTAATGAAACGAGCCAGACAGCGAGTCTTGGAAGCATTTAATATGGCGAAGGTTGCCAGAGCAAAAAAAGAAGAACTCTGGTTGTTGCTCGGAAATATTTATAGAGCGCAGCCCGAACCATCGATGCAAAATTATCAAAGATACGAAAGCCGAGCAGATTGCTATGTGCCTGCCCTTAGAGATGCAGTCGAGACCCTTGTCCCCAGAGTTTTGGCGGGGCTATTTTCGGGGTCGCCACCCTTTAGAATTACAGGCAGAGAAATTACCGACAAAGCGACAATGGAGATAATGCAGGCATTTATGGAACACCAAGTCATCGACAGGATTAAATTAAAAACAAAAAAACTTTCGTCTATACTCCAGATGGGAATTTACGGGACAACAATAGTTAAAACTCCCTGGCGTTGGGAAAGAAAAATAATAAAGACAAAAGAGCAAATAGAGGAGCCCATTCTCTCTGCAGAAGGAACAAGCATAGGACAAAGACTGGTTATGGGGGAAGTGGAGAAGAAAGTTGATGTTTATGATGACCCAGATTATCAAGTAGCGAGTTTACACGACATATACATAGACCCCGCAGCAAGACCACCAGATGTTGTGGGGAGTGCCGATTTCATAGTTGAAAAGATATTAGTTAATTGGGGACATCTGGTAGCATTAGAAAAGCGGGGAATTTATCATAATATATCTCCTCTTAAAGAGGAAACCTCTCAGGTTTATGCAGAGGAAACAGAAAAAACACAGGAGTCTTCTGCCGCAGGAATAGAAATGGGCGGCTATGTTCCTGTGGCAAAGAAAATCCGACTTTTGGAATACTGGGGTTTATTTGATATTGACAACGATGGTATTGCCGAGGATTGTGTCATTACCTTGGCAAACGAGAAATATGTTATCAGGGCGGAAAAAAATCCTTATTATCACAAAGAAAAACCTTATCTAATCTGTCATTGGGCCGAAGACCCCAATTCTCCTTATGGGGTCGGGATTATGGAACCCTATATACGGCTTCAATATGAATTGAACGATACCCACAATCAAACAATGGACTGTAAATCCCTTATTCTTAACCCGATGATTAAAAGATTACGGGCGGCGAATGTGGAGTCCTTTCAGTTAAAAACAAGACCTGGGGGGATAATTGATACCAACAGCATAGACGGGGTTGATTTTTTGAGACCGACCGATTTAACAAAGGTTGGCTACGAGGCCTCAACAGCTATTCAAATGATGATTGAAAAGGGAACAGGGGCAACCCGACCAGTAATGGGACTTACCCCTGGCCCTGGTGGTTCGAGGACAGCTACGGGAACAATATCCCAGGTGCAGGAAACCCAACAGCGTTTGCGTTTAGTCATTCAGCGAGCCGAAGAATATTTATTGAGGCCGTTCATAAAAAGATGTTATCAACTAAACCAACAGTATCTAACAAAGGCAAGGATTATTCGGGTGGTGGGTGAAAAGGGAATCAATGTAAGGATGGTGCGTCCAGAAGAAGTTTGTATTGGGGATGTAGATTTTATCTGTATGGGTTCTATGACAATGGCCGATGAAACCCTGAAAATTCAACAGATGGAAAACTTTCTCAATATTGTTGGCAATATTCCAGGGTTTAAGCCGAGGCCAATCCTGAAGAAAATTTGGGAGGCCTTTGGTTTTGGAGATTTTGATGAGTTGTGGACATCTGAACAACCGATGATGTTTCCGCAGGCTACGGGAATGGCTCCGCCACAAGAACAACCACGACCCACAAGTCCTGAACAAATGACGGAGTATATGGCTCGCATGCGGGCACCGAAGGTATAGAGAAAATGCCTTATGCTATTCAAAAAAGAGGAAAGAAATGGTGTTTGATAAGACAAAATGGAAGTGTTAAATCTTGTCATGATACAAAAAAGAAGGCTCAGGCCGCCAGCAACTTAATTATGGGTAAAGAACACGGCTGGAAACCTACGAAACTTGGAAAAGCCCTCGGTGGGAAATAGTGGTGAAAACGAGACAGCAAGAACTTGATGGAGTTATCGAACAGGGCAATGCTATCGAATCTATGCTGAAAACCGACGGTTGGAAAATGATAGAGGCTGAATTTCGGCAAAGACTTGATAGCAAGAAAACAAATAAAGAATTAAGGAAAGCAAATAGGGATTCGGTTTTTTACCTTTTGCGAGGCCGATTAGATGGTATTGAAGAAGTAATTGAGAGACCAAAGAGATATTTAGACCTGCAAAGGCAGGCGCTTGAAGAAAAAGAAGGAGGAAGATAAATGGTTACGAAGCGTGAACCTCAGAAGTCCCCTGAAGAAATTCAGGACGAAACTGTTGATGAGGCCGCAGAGCTTGAAGATGTGTCTTCAGAAGAGGAAGTTCCGACTGCCCCTGAAGAAGGCGAAGCAGCGGAAGAAAAGCTCATTATGGGTAAATTTAAAACCCAAGATGATGTGATTACTTCCTACCAAGAATTAGAAAGGTTCAAATCGCAATTAGAGCAAGAGAACGCCGATCTCCGAAAGCAGACCGAGGCCGTTAGGGAGGCCCCAGAACCAGAGGTGAAGCCTCCTAAATTAACGCCACAACAGGTGCTCGAGAAACTCTATACCGATCCACGGGGAACTATCGCCGAGGTGGTAAGACAGGAATTGCAAGAAGGAGTTTATCCTACATTAGGCGAAATGCGAATGCAACGAGCTAAGGAGTGGGTAGAGACTCGAGAGGAATATACCGATGATCTTGACCAAAAGTTGGGTGGCATTGTTAAAGAATATCGATTGGGCAAGGGAAGTAATATTCCGCCAGAGCGAGCGGTAAAGATGGCTTACGAGATTCTGAAAGGACGGCGCCTTGCCGAAGTTAGCGAGAAGATGGAAGAAGAAGGCAGACGCAAGGAACGAGAGGCTGCGGAAAAGAAGGACAAGGGCTATGTAGAGGGGGCTGGTAAAGGCCCTGGTTCTACTGGTGAAATTGACCTCGAAGGAATGTCTATCGAGGATATGGAAAAAGTCCTTCCCCACAAAGAAGAATAGTCTCTCTGCGGAATAAATCCTTTAGGCGGATAGTAAAAAGGAGAAAATAAATGGCTACTGTAGTTCCAACCAGAACCACAGACTTAACGGCCAATATGCAGAAATATTACGATAAGGTGCTTCTGGATGTCCTACGAAAGAGCATGCAATACTACGATGTAACTACCAAGAAGCGAGTGCCCTTGAATAGTGGTAAAGTAATTTACTTTATTCGCTATACGGCATTCGGCGCTAACACGACTGCTCTTTCTGAAGGTGTTGTTCCAGATTCCGTCAAGATGTCGAGCACCAATGTCAGTGCGACCCTATCCTCGTGGGGCGGGTATGTTACGATTCCAGACTTACTTTCGAGAACCGCTATTGATAATACCCTTAAAAGTGCCACGGCTGAACTGGGTTACAGAGCTGGTTTAACGCTTGACACATTGATTAGGAATGAGTGCACACTTCACGGCACCGTGCAACCACCCGCAACAGCTACCGAGATGAGTACCACCAACGACCTTAGCGTGTCCAAGATTCTTAGTGGATTAGTTGCAACCAATACGCTGAGTTCAGGTGTTATTAAAAAGGCTGTCAGGACGCTAAAGGCGGCTGATGTTCCACCCCATAGCAGGGGCGATTATGTCGCTATCATTCACCCGTATGTTGCTTATGATATTATGGGT